AAGCTTCAGATCCGTTAATCTTTGTTGCGCACAAGTGATAACTGTCCGAGACGTGCCAAGTTGTTTCGCATAGTCCACTACACTCAAACCGGGCTGGTTTGCGCACATATCAAGCAGAGCTAGATGGTATAGATTGTAGCTCTTTTTTGATTGAACTATCTCGATAACGTCGATAAGCACGCTGTCATTTCCTTATAGCTAACGACGTCAGAAAAGCAGCTATACAAAACGCAAACCAAAAGTCTGACATTATTTTTTAGCTTCAAAGTGTGCGCAAAAGAACTGGGGTTTCGTATGTAAATAAACCCCGCCGTTACCGTAATACTCGGCAACAAACATCATTCGATCGGCATACTGAGTTGTAATTTCAATATAATTATGCATCTGACTGTTGTAGGGAAATATGAATTTAGTCGCGTCTTGGAGCTTAGCTACTCTTTTGCATTCTCCTAGTTCAACAACGTCGCGGGTTTCTTCTTGAACCCAATACGCGCACTCATCGCATCGGTTAGTCATGCCACCGCTTTTCTAAACATCGAAGTCTCAGCGCGCATTTTTGCAAGCTTGATTTGCTCAATGGCTTGTTTGAAGTAGCTTTCCTTTAACTCGACACCAACAAACTTGCGGCCTTTTTTCATCGAAACAACACCTTCACTGCCAATACCGGCAAAGGGTGAAAGCACGACATCGCCTGGATTGCTCCACATTGTAATAGCGCGTTCAATTAATCCTAACTGCAAAGGGCAAATATGCCGTTCGTCAGCATCTTCGCGGCCTAGTTCAACGTTCAGCGTATCAGTCTGTCGAATATCCATCCAAACCGGAGACGCCCACTGCTGCCATTGATCGACGGGAAAATCTTTTTCTTCGTGCCCGACAGGCTCAGCGTTTTCTCCTGGCGCGCGAAACACTTCAAGATAATCAGCCATGCCGCATCGACTGCGCACGCTATCCTTTAACAACTGCATATGCAGCAACCCGAGCGCATGTGTGCGGGTCATTTCGACAACAGGATCTCTCCATATCGTGGTTTCAGAGTGCAGCGTCCAACCTTCGGCTTGATATGCGCGAATTATGTCACCACGAAAATCCTTGATACCGATAACACCATCTTTCCATTTGTGCAGCGGAAGATTAGAACAATGCACTGCTGACAAGCGGCCCGGTTTGGTGACACGTGTGAGTTCTTTTAGCAGGAAACGGTAGTGCTGTTGAAACTCTGCGCTGTTACCGCAGTTACCCATATCTGCTAAAGAATCCGAATACGTAAATAAAGATTCGAAAGGGGGAGAGTAGATTGAAAATCCAACTGAATGCGCAGGCATTTGCTTAACGACTTCAACGCAGTCGCCATTATACATTGCCCAGTCATCCTCAACACGACTCGAAAGGCAGCGCAGCGTCGGTTCAACGTTTGCTAATGTATTGACAGCGGCTTTAGCTTTTACGCGAGCCATGGGGGTATCCTTGCATCATGTTTTGGTTCATAGGCAACAAGCCTGTTTGACGTTTTGGATGTATTACGCCGTGCCGCCTCAATCATGGCGTTTGTCATATACGCGTGATCGGCAGCTTTGCGGTCAATCACGCGCTTAATCTGTTCCTCGCCCTCTCCGAGCAGAATGTGCACATTGACTGGCCGTTTTTGACCAAAACGCCAAAAACGCCGCACAGACTGGAACCATTGTTCATAGGAAAACGTTCTTCCCGCATAAATCGTGTTTGCGCAGTGTTGTAGGTTTAGACCCATGCCTGCAATAGAAGGCTTCGTCAAAAGCCGTTTGATTTTTCCGGAACAAAATTCTTCGATACGAGCCTCTTTTCGCTCGCGCGGTGTAGAACCCCGAATATCCACGATGTCTACAGCAGCTTTAATCGCGTCGGCTTCGTAATCAGTATCGCACCACACAAGCCATGATTCATCAGGAAGTGTGTCGATTATGTCTGACACTTTCCGAGCACGCGCATACGCGGTTTGACGCTTCACCTCATGCATCTTGATTGCTGACACATCCGAGAACGAAAAAAACCCACCACGAGACACTTGCGGCAGCGGCACGACGATCTCGTGCTCAATGATGTTGAGCGGCGGCAGAATGAACGCAGAGCCGTCAAAGCCGTAATCTGACGGTGATTGCATAAGCACAGCCCAAGACGATACCCAGTCCCAGAACGGGCCGCGTGCGTGGCCTTTCAGGCGCCACTGACTTGATGCTGTAGACGTGTCATTGATGAACCATCGCGTCAGCATCTCATGCTGGTTCATGATGCCGAGGAACTCAGCATGCGTGCCAAGTTCCATATGATCGTTCGGAGCCGGTGTAGCTGTCGCGCAAAGCCTGTAAGGCGTATCCTTAAAAGTCTCGATCAACGCTCTTGTCGTTTTTCCTGCAAAATTTTTGAGAACTGAGCTTTCATCCAAAGACACAGCAGAAAACGCATTAGCGTCTAAATGTTCGAGCATATCATAATTGCATATATTGATGCCGATCTTTACATCAGCTTGTTTACGCACAACGTGAGCAACGTATCTATACTTGTCAGCCTCACGCTTAATCTGTTGAGCGACTGCGAGAGGCGTCAGCAGCAAAGCAGCACCATCGCTATTTTCACTGTTTAAACTCTGTCGAAGAAACTCCAACTGAATTAGTGTTTTTCCTAATCCGGTTGATAAGAACAAAGCGGCACGTCCCTGCCTCAAGCAAAACTGCGTCGCGAATGCTTGATGCGGAAACATAAAATCAGGAAACGATGCCGCGTCAAAGCCTGCTGGCTGCGCACGAACCAGCTTGCTCGCCAGGAACGCTTCGTATTCGCTGTTCACAATTCCGGCCTTATTTGAGCGAAAGCGCGTAGATAAGAGCGAGACAAGTGGTCAAACACTTGCGCACGCTTGCGAAGTTTCTCGCCATTATCTCCGTCTTTTTCGATCATACTCGCCGTGTCTGGCTCGCTCAATCGTTCACGGTAGACAAATTCAGACACATCGCGCACCAACTCGTCAGGAAACTCTTTTTGCCGAACTAAGCGCGAGCGTTTTTCGATTAATACTCTTTCCCTCATGGCACAATTCCTCGATTTTCAAACCACTCTTGATATACGTATTCTGGGTTATCTCCAGGCAGCACGGTAGCTGTGACGCCGCGATACGAATATTCAAGACCACAACAGGTAGTATTAGCAACGAAGCATGCTCGATACGCGGCGGCCTTGGGCGATCCAAACTCGCGCTCGAACAATTCATATGGCGGAGTTCGTATCGGCATCGGAAATAATTTAGCAATGGTGACTTGATGCGGTTTTTTCATGATTTTACATAGTCCCCTTTGAACACAGCAAATTCCTCAAGATCGCACCAGTTCTGGCCAATCCTAGCCTCAGCAACTAGTGGCACGTATTGCCAAGGATAGCGAACCTTTACCATGATCGGCCATATTTCATCGATATACGCAACAAGCCGATCATCGTCGGGCAACTCAAAAATCAAATCATCATGGATAACTATACGCGGGTGTAAATAAGGGTCACGCCTAGATCGAGAAAGCGCGCTTAGCTCATTAAGAGCATCCAGCATGATATCGGCAGCGGTGCCTTGCACAGGTGAGTTAATCGGCTCATTGCCTGTTGCAATACCGTAACGAACTCGGCCGGTCAATGTATAAATACATCCGGTGTTTCGGTATTCCTTACGACGTTCTTTCACCCACAAAGCAATTTGAGGAAACTCTTGCCACAGCTCTTCAAGCAATTGCCGTGCAATGACCAGCGGTAAACCGGTGCGGTCAGATATTGATTTATCCATCGCGCCAAAGAACGATGCGAACACAAAGTCTGACTTTATTTGATCGCGAGCGCTCTTAAGAATTTTCTTTTCGTTTGTCTCGCCGCTCATAGCGCGAAAACGCTCAATATAAGATGGATGCAATTCAAGCGCGCGGTCACGCCAGTAAGCATGCACGTCGTAATCGTCTAAAGTTTTCTTGATGTAGTTTCTATCGCGAGACGCGCAAGCAATTACTC